TCATCTTGGGGTGATCGCTGACCCCCACCGCGCGATCACATCCTCATTGACCGACATCGCGCGCGAAGCGAACGGTCCATAGATTGGGGCGACGCGGAAGCGCTCAGGAGTCTCGGCCACTTCCCTTCTTACGCTCTGGAATTCGGCAATCCGCTCTTCAGTCGTCTTTGCCATTAGCGCCGCGATGTCGTTGTTCAACATTTTCAAGATGGTTCTCGCCGAGATCGCCATCTGCTCACCGTTTTCAAGATCGCCCTTGAAGGTGATCTTGTCCTCCTTGACCTCGTGATCAAGCATGGCCGCGCTCATTTCGAGTAGATTGGAAGCGAGGCCAAACAGTACCTCGTCCGTCGCATCGCCCTTCGCGACAAGCATGAATCTAAGAGCGGCGGCGCGGAAGAGGTTCCAGAACGAGTAGTAGTGCGTCCGGTTGTCATCTGCGTTGAACGCCATTGCCAGCCGCATCTCTTGCGTCAGCTGCTCCGCAATAGCCTCAAGGTTTAGGGGCATGAACGCCGCACGCGCCTCCGGTGCGGCGAGCGCGCGCAACTCTTCAGGCGGCAGGGACGTCAACGCGTGGAGACGCTCGACCATCGGTTTGATGATCGGAAGATCGAAGAAGTGGCGCGTATGAAGCTCGTCCGCCCAGACGCAGAACGGGAACATGTGGATCAGGGGATCGTTGTCCACAGTCGCGTAAGGCGATCGCAACGGGGGCAAGACGAGAACCGTTCGATCCCAACGTCCCAGATTGTAGGCGCGCTCGAGTTCGAAACGGACGCCCGGCTGCAGCATCACGAATTCGGATATGATCAGGTCTGCGTTGACGATTAGCGTTTCCGCGACGTCCTTCCAGATTTCGTCGTCGAGAAGCAGAGCCGGCGAGCGACGGCGAAGGGAAATAGCTGTCGACGCGTGCTGGTCAAACATTGGACGCGGCTCTTGAATTCGGATCACGTTAACGCTCTCGGGGGCAGCGTCGAGCAGGGCGTTTTCAAGCAACTCTGGACCGAACGGCGACGCCGTATGGCTGACTTCAGAACCAAAGGCCGTCAAGTAGAGGATGAACGGCACGCCGTCGCGTTCACGTGCGCGCAGCACGTCTAGCGCCTGAACGTGCATCTCTTCTCTTGTGCGTGGCCGTTCCGGATCGTCGTTCATGGCGCGACGCCTTGGAATCGTGGAATCTATGGCGACCCGATCTAGCGCGACTCGGGCTTCCGTGAGCCCTTGGATCTCGGCCTCCGCCCCTCCGAAGACGCGGACTCCCTCAAGGATCGATTCACGATGGCCTTCGTGCAAACCCGCCGGCGCTGGCCCGGCGTCATTCCACCAGCGGGTGCGGTCGCCGGCTTCGCCAATCAACAGCATTCGAGCGGTGGCGCGCGCCTCTTCCAGGTGTCCTAGCGCCCGCAACAGCGCCGCGCGATCGGTCATGAGGTCGAGCCAGTACCGTCCGAGCCCCCAGCTCGACGCGATCGGCAGCGCGGCGTCGAGATGATGGAGCACCTCGCGTGGGTGGCCGGCCCGGAGGTTGAGCCGCGCGCGGATACGGGCGAGGCGGCACGCGCACCAGCGGACGTCCTGCTTGTCGGCGATTGCTTGCAGCGCCGTCAGTGCGTCATTCTCACGCCACTGGACCTTGGAGAACGACGCCGCCTCAAGCCTCAAGACTTGCAGCGAGACATAGCCTCTCGTGCCCTTGTGTTCGTCAGAGATTTTATTGAACGCACGATCGAGGATCGCAACGGCTTCGTCTGCACGACCCTCCAAGAGCGCCAATTGGGCGCTCGGCTCGCCGGCCTGAACATCCTCCGGCACGACCGCTCCGCCTGGATTGGGCAACGAAACCACCGAATGGCGGTTGAACTCACCCATTTTGTCGTGCGAGCGCCGATAGACAGTGACCATCTCGTCGATCGCATGGGCAAGGCCGACGACACCGTTGGTCAAGGGCTCGACGGCGAAGCGCGCAGCGGCAGCTTCTTGATAGCCGCCGATGACCTCGGCGGTCGCGATTCCTTGTGTGAGCCGCTGTCCATCAATTGCGTGACGCCAAGCGATCGCGGCGTGCTGTGCCGCGTCGCGCAGCCGGCCGCGCTCGCAGAGGACAATAGAGAGCTTGGCGCTTAGCCGAGCGCGGACCCAGGGTGGTTCGCCCGCCGCTTGGTCATACGCAGCCCGCCATTGCTCGATTTGAGCGTCGCAATGCACTGAAACCTCCGGCGATCGATCTCTGCGGAGTAAACGGTGGCATGAGCAGCAACTTGGCAAAAACCCGCGTTGGCGAGTTTATGAAAGAAAGAATAAATTGGCAGGTTAGGATTTTCTAGTCGCTTGTCGCTTGGGCATGCCTGCCTGGCACGTCGAGTCCAAATCGTTTTGGATAATTCCTGAAATCGGCGCCTTCACACCCTCGGACCCGACGTACCGGCGACCATACGGGCCGCTTGGCGCTCGCTTCGCTACGATCGGTGCACATGGAACAATAAACCCGGCCGGCATGATTGCCGGTCGGCGCGGGGTACGCCAATAGGCCATTGCTCGCGGACGGCAACTCACAAAAAATCGAGGTACAATTGGACACAGGTGGCGTTCGTAACCAGAGCGCATTGGCTCGCGCTTACCGCGCCAAAGCCATAAACCTATCAGCCAAAGGCGCGGCAAGGGCGTGCCGAAAAGAAATCATTTCACCAACCTATGGTGTAAAAAACGGAGCCAGCTTTGCCAAAAGATATCCGTTGACGCGCTTGACTGTCTCGCTTTGGATTGGAGTTGACGTAAAAGCGTGGGTCACGGAGAAGATTGATGAAGACGATGGTGTTTGCGTTTTTCGCGTCGCTCGCGCTGGCATCTTGCGCCAGCAACACGAGCAACCCGACCAGCGATGCCGGACCGCCGCCCAACGTGCGGGCAATCGTGCTCGCGCACAAAGCGCAGTTATTCAAGGATCCCGACAGCGTCCGCGACGCCTCGATCACCGAACCCTGGCGCTATCTCGCCCTCGGATGGCGGGTCTGCCTGCGCGCCAACGGCCGCAACAGCTACGGCGGATATAGCGGCCAGCAAACCTATACGATCCTGGTCTACGACGATCGGACGCGGCCGCCCCACGTCGCCGAGCCGGTGATTTACGACGATTGCAATGGGCGCAGCTATAGCGCCTTTAGCGAGTTGGAATCGGTGGCCCCGTCAGCTGCAAAGCGCTAGACCCCACCGCCTTGTTCGGCCGCCCCGCGGGCCGGGACGTCCAGCCGGTGATGTGGTCGCGCCAATGGGCACTCATCGGCAACATCACGCGCGCCGCCGAGAAAATCGACGGTGTGGTGGCGAGCATCATGGGTGTCGGTTTGATGAACGGCGACGGCGAGCAGAGCGTCTACGAGCGGCGCGATTTGATCATTGTGGATTTGGGTACTTGACTTCGGGATCCCGAGTGTACATGTAGATACCTAATTGGCGAATCATATCACACGCCCCGGCTCGTCGCCGGGGCGTTTGCATTTCCGGGCAGGATGACACAGAGGCGGCACGCGAGGGACCAGAGCCTTCGCGGCGACGACCTCCACCGCACCCGGGCACGTCTGTCAGACTCAGGGCCCCATGGGGTGATTATGCAAAGCTATGACTCCGGCCGCCGAACTACGTGCTGACAAAGACTGGGACCCTTGATTGTTGCTTGATGTCGACAACTCGCGCTGCACGGGTAACCGTGATTATTTTACCGAATTGGAACTGAGTTCGCCGCCAGTGAGATTAAGTTGGCGTCCGCTATTTCATTCTGTGGAGACTTTTCCAAGGTCCTTGACCGAGCAGCTGTTGGCGGACAAAACGATTCCGTGATCGTTCTCGAGCGTTTGGAAAACGGCACGCTCACGAATGACGAGGCTTGCGAGGAACTCGCATGCCCCACGGGGTTAGGCGAATACATCGCCCGCCACCGACAAGCGGACAGCGTGTGCCGCAAATCCGATCGGGTAAGTTCCGGATGAGGCTAATGAGCCGGTAGTCGGGACTGGAGCGTAATGCGTACCGATCGAGGTTGAGGACGAGCGTGACCACGCCGCCTTCCGGCAACCTTTCGATCAAGGTGTCCTGAGTTCGTGCCGTACCCCCCAGCTCGACTGTCGGCGGGGGCAGGCGGTTGTACGCGTTGTGTTTTCGCCAAAGCGGGGGGCGCAAACCACACGGAGCCAACTAATGGCAACGAAGAACGACCGCAAGAAGCGTCGGCAGCAGGAGGCGATTAAACAGGGGATCGGTACGCCGACATTGGAACGGTTGGCAAAAGCCGGCGAAGGCAACGTGCGCGTTGATGGTGGCCGCCGCTATCGCATCGACAGCGAGTTACGACGGCTCTACAACCGAAAAGTGCTGGGCGGGAACGACAAGGTGCGCAATCGCCTCCTGCTCGAAGCGGGCGAACGCCTCCAGATGCATCACGAACTGTCCGGCGGGCGCCCCGCCCGCATTCGAATGGACGGCAGCGGTGGTGGTGGTGGCGATCCGGCCCGGGTCATGCCGCAGATGGCGGCGGCGCATCACAGCAAATGTCTTCGCGAGGCGATGGCGACGCTCTATCCGGATTTCGCCGTGGCGGTGAAGGGGATCGTATTGGACAATAAACGGCCCGAGAAGGTGGCGCCGAGTATTTCGGGCCGCAAACAACCTAAATCTGCGCAAGCTGTTGTGTTCTATTGCTTGTGCGCCGGGCTGAAAACGCTCGCCGTGCATTTCAAAATGGCCGGCCCGCAATTGCTAGAAGAGGTTTACTCGGCAATCCCAGCGGATCAGCCCACGGGCAACAAGCAATGCGCCTAATTGCCTGCATGTTTCCGCCATCACCGAGACCACCGCGACTTTAGCGGTGGGTGAGTTGCTGCCGCACTACAGCAACGACCACACGATCAGGACAATGGAGAGCCTGCAATGGACAACTTGATCACCGCGCCAGGCCACAAGATCACCGCAGAGGATGTTGAGCAGAATTGCCCCGAACAACTGCAAAAGTACGCCCCGCTCATAAACACGCACTTGGAGAAAGCGCGGAAGTACAAAGAAAAGTCCGCGCAGAACACCATCGCGGCAGGCCAGTATCTCGCCGAGGCGCAGAAGCTATGCGACAGGGGTGGCTTCAAGGCATTTCGCGAGAAGCTCTGCCCGAACCTCGCCAAGTCTCGCGCCTACGAGCTGCTGAAAATAGCGACCAGAAAGAAGTCTCCCGAAGAGATTAGGGCCACTACACGGGAGCGCGTTGCAAAGCATCGGGCAAACAGGCGATCGTCCGTTACTGTAACGGAAACGAGCCGGCAGGACTACCGCTCGTTCAGGTTCACTTCCGCCTTTTTAGAAGTCGCCAGGGTGACCAAAGGCCAAGCAGCCAATCGCTTTGGGAAGTCATTCGTCAACGCAGATGACCTTGTTCGCGTGGGAAAACATCTTTTGAAGCTTGCGAAAATCAAGAAGTCGGACACGGCTGTAACGTCCGCTATAGAAGGAATTCCGCCCCATCGATCAGCCGAAGCGACGATGGCTAAAAACGCTGTTAACGATGAAGAAAGAGCCGCAGCGTGACCAGTCGACAAGAGGGCACAAGCACACCGATATCTCCAAAGTCGCCATCAATAACTCCTTGACCCCAGTGTGACGCACCGGCGCGGCCGCGCACCACGAAATTTTTGAGCATGGATCTCTAATCCAGGCTTTTCATTCCCTCGCCCGCTGACGGGTCCCACCGGACCCGAGTCGCATTTCCGCGACGAAACCACAATCAAAAATGGAGCCGGTAATGTCCAACGGTTTCTGCCGTCATGGCATCCAGCATCTTTCGGCGTCATCGCTCAATGGCTGGGCCAGCGCGCCCGATCGGTGGCTCGTCGAGCGGCTCCTTGGCCATCGGAGTCCGGTATCGGCACCGATGGCGCGCGGCACGGCCGTCGAGGCGGGCGTCAATGCCGGTCTAGTCGAACCGACGCTGCCGGTTGCCGCCTGCATCGAGCGCGCGCTCGCTACCTACGATCGAGACATGACGCTCAATCCGGACGAGCGGCGCGACAGTGAGCGAGCGCAAATTCCAGGCTACGTCGTGCATGCGCTAAGTGAGCTTCGCCAGTATGGCATCCCGACGGTCTATCAGGATCGGGTTGAGATCCGGCTGGACGATGTTGCGGTCCCGCTTGTCGGATATCTCGACTGGCGATTCGACGATCATGGCATGATCGTCGATTTGAAGACGAGCGAGCGGCTGCCGTCCACTATCCCGCTGTCCCACGCTCGTCAGGGCTCGGTGTATGCGCGGGCCCACGGCAACTTCGGCATGCGGTTTGCCCACGTTAAGCCAAGCGCTGGCAAAAAGGACGGCCGCGTCGTCGTTGTCTACGAACTGGAGCGCGCCGAGATCGATCGGCAGATCGCCGCCTTGCGCCAAATCGCGCTGCGACTTGAACGCTTCCTGGCGCTCTCGGCGGACCCACGCGAACTCTGCGCTCTGATCACGCCCGATTTCGATCGCTTTTATTGGAGCAATCCGGCCACCCGCGCAATCGGCGCGGAGGTTTTTGGTTTCTAAGACTGCCCACCCAACCTCAACCAAAGGAGAACTGAAAATGCCACTTCAAATCGGCGGCGCCGGCACCGGCAGGCCGTACGCGAAGTTTAACGCCAAATCCGACAAGTGGTTTGTGCGCGGGATCGATGGCGCCGATGCCGAGATCCAGCGTCCGACCTTTGTAATCGATCTCGACAATATTGCCACTGGTTGGACGCGTTTCCGGGAAGGTCAAGCGCCAGAACGCGTGATGGATGCTAGCTTGACCCAGTCGGCACCGTCACCCGGGGAAGGTTTCAAGCGCGGGTTCATGGTGCTGACTTTCAGCACCAAATATTTTGGCGGCATCGCGGAGTTCGCCGCCACGTCCGTCCACGTTTCGAACGCCATTAAGGACGTTTACGCGGAATACGAGGCGCAAAAGGTCAATCATCCTGGCCAAGTGCCGGTCATCGCGTGCACCGGCTCGGAGCCGATCAAGGATCGGCATGGCACGAACTACCGGCCGACCTTCAAAGTCATGCAATGGGTCGCGCGGCCTGCTGAACTGCCAAACCACAGCCCCGTCGACCCCGCTGATGTTTGGCACGGCAATGCCGGCGACGTATCGAGTGCCGCCAAGGCTCCCGCCCAGCACGTACCGCCGCCGCCAGCGCTGGCCGCCAAGACGGCTACTGACCCGCTGTCAGGGCCAATCTTCTGACGTCTACGCACTGCCGGAGGGCGCTCGCCCTCCGGCTCCCTTTTCGTTCGAATCCGGGAGCATCGGCATGTCGGATGTATCGACAGCAATGCAGCCCGACGCCGCAGCAATGCGCGATCACCTCAGGCACCTGTTCGCGCGTTTGCGCGAGGGCTGTGAAAGCGGGCGCGTCGAGCTGGCCTGGACCGATCCGCGCGACAAAAGCCTTAGGTATGCCGTCACTTTCGACCTGAGCGACCTGGACGCACTCGTCGATCGTGCCATCAGGGAGAACAGCGTCCGCGGGCAGAACATTTACATCGGTGCGGCACTGCGCAAACCGGGCACTCCCGCATGGGGTCGCTGCAATGACAGCGACTTTTTCTCGCTACCCTGCTTCTACACCGACATCGACGACAATGTTACCGCGTCTGCTGCCGCCAAATATCGGGAGCGCGGTTGCCCTCCGAGCGCCGTGGTGATCACCGGCCGTCATCCGCATGTGCGCGCGCAGCTATATTGGCGACTGACCGCGCCGGTACAGGACGCCACTCACTGCCGCAGCCACAATCTCGCGATTGCCCAAGCGCTCGGCGGCGACACCTCCGTCGTCAATCCGAGCCGAGTGCTCCGTCTCGCGGGATCGATGGCTTGGCCGGTCAAGGAGGGCCGCGTACTCGAGAAAACCGAATTCCATGAATTCAATGACGGCTGGCCGAAAACTTATTCAGCCGAAGAGATCGAGAACGCCTTCTCTTCGGAGCGGGAAGCTCCGCTGTTCGCAGCGACAAACGCGCCAACAGCCTCACCGATGATCGCCGGCAATGGGTCTTCTTCTACGCTCCAGATCGGCACCTCAAACGTTTCGGTTGAGTCCTGCCTCGCGAGTATTCGCTCCGGCGATCACTGGCACGACAATGTCCTCCGTCTGGTCGGCCATTGGATGGCCCGCGGGTGGTCCGACGAGCAGATTCTGACCGAGGCTGAGCAGCTCACGCTGCCGGGCTATATGCCCGAGCAGACCCGTCGCGAGGTCGCCGTCATGATCGCCGGCGGGCGCAGGAAGTGGGGCCGGCCACGGCCAGCCGCCGAGCTGGGACAATCACCATCGATGCCGGCAGCTCCGCTGAAGCCGAATTTCCTGGAGGCCCTCAATATCGCGATGCTGCCGCGGCGGGCGGTGGCTGCTCGGCCGTTCCCTTCTGCGCGGGCACGTGACGCTCGAGGTGGCGCCAGCCGGCGTGGGCAAATCAACCCACGGCGTCGCCCGTGCGGTCTCGCTTGCGACCGGGCGGGAAATCATCGGCGAGGCGGTACACGAGCTGGTGAAGGCCTGGCTCTACAACATCGAGGACGATACCGATGAGCTCAAGCGGAGGCTGGGCGCCGTTCTCCAGCACTGGTCAATCCCGTTCACCGAGGTGCGCAGCCGGATTGCCCTCAACTCGGGCGCCGACCGGCCGCTGCTGTTCGCGCGCGTGGACCGCAACGGAACGGTGATCCGTCAACCCGACGTGGACGGCTGCATCGAGCAGATCCGACAACACAACATCGGGCTATTCGTGGTCGACCCGTTCGTGGAGACCCACGAGGTCAACGAGAACTCAAATGAGCAGATCAAGATGGTTGCGGCCATGTTCCGCGAGGTGGCGCGCGCCACCAATTGCGGCGTGCTGCTGGTCCACCATACGGCCAAACCGCCACAGGGCGCGAGCGACGGGCATGCCGGCAATATGAACACCGCCCGCGGAGCAAGCGCGCTGGTCGGCATCGCCAGGGTGGTGCAGACGCTGTTCGGAATGAGCGAAAAGGATGCCCAGCGGTACGGCATTCCCCCTGAACAGCGCCACCTCTACCTGCGCCTGGATGACGCCAAGGCCAATCTCGGTCCGACCAACCCGAACGCCTCCTGGTTCCGACGCGTCAGCGTAGAGATCGCCAACGGAGACGAGGTTGGCGTTTTGGAGCCAGTTGTCCTGAACGAAGGCAAGGCAGTCGGCGAGGAAGACACACACGACCTCCATAAGAGTATCATCGCCTCCCTAGTTGCACAGGTCGCAGACGAGACGATCACCCTGAATGCGGCCGCTGTGCAACTCGCCTGGTCCGGCCATCCGCGCTTTCGCCAATACTGCCGCGCTGACGACAAGGGCAATCAGCGTGCTAGCAGAACTCTGCGTGAGGCGATCACCGCCGCCTGCAAGTCCGGCATTGTGATCGTTTCAGGGAACAAGGCGCGTGGCTTTACGTGCAACGAGGCCGCCAAGCCGGTCCTCCTCAGACGATTCGAGCGGACAATCGACACCGCCGCATTCTCCGGCGACGACGAGGACGCCGCTGCCTGAGGCCAACAACTCGCAAAAATGTTTCGCGCGTGTTTCGCGCGAAACACATTGAAATCATTGAGTGTTTCCGTGTTTCGCGATTCTGCGAAACACACCCGCGAAACACACTGAAATCATTGAGTGTTTCCGTGTTTCGCGTGTTCCCCCTAAAGGGGGCGAGCGACGCGAAACACGCGTCGCTCGCACCCCTTTGGGAACCCCTTTGTCGACACCGGCAATCCTGAGAGTGGCACGATGAGTCGTCCCGTACCCAAGCTCGATCTCGTATCAGGGGCGATGGCTCCCTCGTCCTATCGCATCCACGCCATGGTCGATGGCCTCGACCAGATCGCTGCCGACATGGAACGGAAATGGGGTGTCGGCCGGCTTCGACTGATTGTGTCTGACTTCCTCCGCGCCAAATTCGATGAACAAAAAGACGGCTCGACGCCGCGCTCCAAACCGGAAAAGAGCGCTATGTCGCTGCGCAAGTCGAGGGAATGAAGCGTGCCTGGGTGGCGCTCGATCACGCCGCGCATAACGCCGGCGAACAACCCCTCGCGCCAGACGTCTGGGAATGCGTCCTGCCATCGACCGGCGAGGTCGTCTCGTTGGTGCGAACCGAGGCTGAAGCGCACAACGTAGCCCGCGAATGCCGCGTGTTCACGCTCACCGAGATCGCGACCCTGATCGAGGCACTTGGCAACGGCGTGCTCGCCATCAAGGAAAAGTTTCCAGCCGCAGCCGTGACCGGCATCCGTCGCAAACCACCCGTCGACTGGGACCGCGGCGACGAGATTCCGTTTTAGCCGCAGGCTGTTGCGCGTACCGCGGCCGGCAACAGTAATCCTTCCACAAACTCAACCGCTGACGTCCTGAACGCGATCAGCATCGCATGGAGAATTAATGGCATCGACGTCTCTGGCCGCCCGTGCTGTGGGAGGCACACCACCCGTAACATCGACTCTCGCCCTCGATCTCGGGACGACTACCGGATGGGCGTTGCGCTCAACAGATGGCCGCATCGTCAGCGGCACGGTGTCGTTTCGCCCTAGCCGCTACGATGGCGGCGGCGTGCGGTACTTGCGATTTCGAGCCTGGCTCGACAGCGTGGCCCACGACGTCGGCTCGATCGAAGTCGTCCATTTCGAGGAAGTGCGTCGTCACCTCAGCACCGACGCCGCGCATGTATACGGCGGACTCCTGGCCACGCTCACCTCGTGGTGCGAACAGCGGTCGATCGCATATCAAGGCGTTCCTGTTGGCACGATCAAGCGACACGTCGCCGGTCGAGGCAATGCAGACAAGGCGACCGTTATCGCCTCGGTGCGCGAACACGGCCACAACCCCGCAGATGAGAACGAAGCTGATGCCATCGCGATCCTGTTGTGGGCGATAGCTACGCAAGGAGGTGTTCGATGAACAGGGCAGAAGCATCATGCCAATGAAGCCACCTACGTTTCGGCCTCGTAACTGGCAACCTGCGCCACGCAAGCGGCGCGAGATGCATGATGCGTTCTACGGGACACAGCGATGGAAACGTATTCGTGCAGCCGCACTCGTGCGCGATGGTCATCGCTGCACGGCGGTGGACTGTTGTACACCGGATCGCGGAGCGGGTGGTCGCCTCATCGTCGATCACATCATCGAACGGCGTCGTGGTGGTTCAGATGACTTCGCGAACCTGCGCACGCTCTGTCCCGATTGCGACAATCGCCGGCACGGTCGCAGGGGGGTAAGGGGTTAAAATCCTCAGCGCCCTTCGCATAGCGACCGGCGCCCCGCCTCACGCCCATTTCCGCGAAATTGCGCTCTTTTTTCTTCCCGAGAGGGGAGGGGGGTCTCGCAACAACAGGAATGAAAGCGAAAATGAACGAACCCAAATCAACAACCGAAGCCCTCGACCAACTGCGCCTTGAGAGGTGGCCCGTCCATCGTTTGGTCCCCTCCCCTCGCAACGCGCGCACGCACTCTGACGCGCAGGTCGCGGAAATTGCCGGCAGCATTCGCGCCTTCGGTTTTGCGAACCCGATCATCGTATGCCCAGACGGCGATGTGATCGCCGGCCACGGTCGGCTTGCCGCCGCGCGCCTGCTCGGTCTCACCGAGGTCCCGGTGATTGTGCTGACTGGTCTGACTGAGGCGGAGCGCCGTCAGCTCATGCTCGCGGACAACCGCATTGCGCTCAATGCGGGCTGGGATTTGAAGATGCTAGCAGCCGAACTCCAGGACCTCAGCGTACTCGGGGCCGATTTGAAATCGCTAGGGTTCTCGAAACAGGAGCTCGCCCAGGCGCTACGGCCTACGGCGACGGGTCTGACCGATGAGGATTCAGTTCCCGAGCTTCAAAATGACCCGGTCACGAGCACCGGCGACATCTGGTGTGCCGGACCGCATCGTATCTCCTGCGGCGATGCCACGGATGCCGCCGCCGTCAGCGCATTGCTCGGTGAATTGCAGCCACTGTTGATGGTCACCGATCCGCCCTACGGCGTGAACTACGACCCGGCTTGGCGGCATCGTCTCGGCGTCAATCAGTCGAAACGTGTTGGCAAGATTCGCAACGACGACCAGCCGGATTGGAGCGCGGCGTGGAAGCTGTTCCCGGGCAATATTGGCTATGTCTGGCATGGCGCGTTGCACGCCACGACCGTCGCACAAAGTCTAGTGGCCCAGGGATTTGCAATCCGATCGCAAATCATCTGGGCAAAGGAGCGGCTCGTGATCGGCCGTGGTGATTACCACTGGCAACATGAGCCTGCTTGGTACGCTGTGCGAAACAAGGGCAACTGGACCGGTGATCGAAAGCAGACGACTGTGTGGAACATTCCGAGCGGCGGCCAGGATACCGAAACCGAGCACGCGACGCAGAAGCCGGTCGAGTTGATGCGCCGGCCGATCGTCAATCACGTAAGCCCGGGCCAGGCGGTCTATGACCCTTTCCTGGGAAGCGGCACGACGCTGATCGCGGCGGAAACAACTGGGGCAGTCTGCCTCGGAATGGAAATCGACCCGCGTTACGTCGACGTCGCTATTAGGCGCTGGCAGGCCTTCACTGGTCGCATCGCTACTCTTCAGAATGACGGTCGCACATTCGAACAGGTTGCGCAGGAGCGCTGCGTCAACGGCGCCAATGCGACCCAGATCGAGCGCGAGGCAGGTGTTGGTTCGATCAAGGAGAAAGCCAGTGTCCGATAAAAAACGAAAAACCTCTCGCAGGAGCGCAGGCGTTGACCCAGACCACGCGAACCAAGCGCAGCGCGATCAATCGAAGCGAGACGACCCTGCGAGCCAAACCGTGCCAGACTTGTCGTGTCCGCCCGAGCTTCCCCCTCTGGCGCGCGAGGAATGGGCTCGCATCGTGGATGAACTCATCGCATTAGGCGTGCTTAGCAAATTCGATCGCGGGCCATTGGCAATCTACTGCGGCGCATACGCGATGTGGGCAGAAGCGATGCAGGGACTCCAGGAATTCGGCACCATGATCAAATCGCCCAACGGTTATCCGGTGCAGTCGCCCTATGTCGCGATCGTCAATCGCCAGTCGGAGGTCATGTTGAGAATCGCAGGAGAATTCGGGTTTACACCAGCCGCTCGAAGTCGACACCTGCCGTACTCGAAACATCTGGCGATGTTGCTGGACACCACCAACGAGCCTACCGATTCGTGGAGTTCGGCGATTGCGGCGAAGTCGGAGCGGGAATAGCAGCTAGCGACATCCTTCATCCGCACAGGTCGAGTGACGGGGCCGACGAGCGTGAATCCGCGTCCGCTCTTCACCGGCCTTTCCACGGCGCAATCGTAAAGCGCTTCAACATCAACGGCGATGCTCAGGCGGCTGCTCATCGCGCGCGCCCGTTACGCCCAAGCACCCGAAAGTAGACTCGATGGCCAGATCGATGACCAAGCGCATCGCGCTTGAGCAAGCGCGCCCGCGCGCCCCTGCGCGGCTTGCATCGCCTAGCCCGCTCGCGCTCGCGTCAATGAGCGCGGCCGAGCGCATTGCGGAAATCGCCGAAATTTTGGCCGTCGGCCTCATGCGTGTTCGGGCGCGGAATGCAAGTAGAAAATCTGCCGACTGTGGAGAGAGTTCACTCGACCGTACCGCTTACCAGAGCGGTCATGCGAGCCCGTAAAACGCGAGAGAATGCGGAATGGCTGAAACCGTCCTGGCCCAACTGGCCGCCCTGAAGACCGCTCCCATCGGCGCGTTGAAACAAAAGTGGCGCGATCTGTTTGAGACCGAGCCGCCTCCCTATAACCGCCGTTTCCTCGAACATCGGCTCGCCTACCGCATTCAAGAACTGGCGTACGGCGGGCTGAAGCCCGAGACCGTCGCCTGCCTGCGCTCCCTCGCCGAGGACCTCGATGGAAGGGGGCCGGCGGGCCGACGGAAGGCAGCCTCAGACCGCCCGATCGCGGGCACGCGCCTCATTCGCGAGTTTCGGGGCGTCGAGCACTGCGTAACGGTACGAGACGAAGATTTTGAATATCAGGGCCGTCCCTACAAATCGCTCTCCGCTATTGCACGGGCGATCACCGGCACGCGCTGGAACGGCCTTGTGTTCTTTGGGCTGAAGCATCAGCGAGCCTCACGATGAAGAAGCCGATCGTCCGCAAGCTCCGTTGCGCGGTCTACACTCGCAAGTCGACCGAAGAAGGCCTCGACATGCAGTTCAACAGCCTCGATGCCCAGCGCGAGGCCTGCGAATCCTACGTGGCTAGCCAGAAGGCGGAAGGCTGGGTGCTCGTCCCCGATCGCTACGACGACGGCGGGTTCTCCGGCGCCACCCTGGATCGGCCGGCGTTGCAGCGACTGCTCGCTGACATCCAGGCGGGCCGCGTTGACGTGGTCGTCGTCTACAAGATCGACCGCCTCAGCCGTTCGCTGATGGATTTCGCCAAGCTGGTCGAGGTGTTCGATCGCAACAGCGTCACCTTCGTCAGCGTCACGCAGTCCTTCAACACGACGACCAGCATGGGCCGTCTGACCCTCAACATTCTGTTGTCTTTCGCCCAGTTCGAGCGCGAGGTCATCGGTGAGCGCATCCGCGACAAGTTTGCCGCCTCCCGCAGGAAGGGCATGTGGATGGGTGGAGTCGTACCGCTTGGTTACGACTTGAAGGATCGCAAGCTAGTAGTGAACGAGGCGGAGGCCGCGACAATCCGGATGATCTTTTCGCGGTTCGCCAAAGCGGGCTCGGCAACCGATCTGGCGCGCGCGCTCACGGCCGAGGGTGTCCGCGGCAAGCAAGGCAAGCTGGTCGACAAGGGCTTCATCTACAAGCTGCTCAACAACCGCATCTACATCGGCGAGGCCGTGCACAAGGGCACCGCATATCCCGGCGAACACCAGGCCATTATCGACCGCCCGCTCTGGGACCGCGTACACGCGATCTTGCGGGAGAGCCCGCGAAAACGTGCCGGCAACACTCGAGCCCAGACCCCATCGCTGTTAAAGGGACTGATCTTCGGTCCGACCGGCAGGGCGATGACGCCGACGCATACGCGCAAGGGCGGGCGGCTCTACCGCTACTACGTCGCGGCCGACGCACTGAAAGGTGAGACCAACGCGTCCGCAATTCGGCGCCTTCCCGCCGCAGAGATCGAGGCCGCGGTCATCGACCAACTGCGCGGCCTGCTCCGCGCCCCGGAAATCATCGTCCGCACCTGGCGCGCGGCGCGGGAAATCATGACCGACGTTAGCGAAACGGATGTGCGCGAGGCGCTGGCGCGGCTCGATCTGCTTTGGGATGAGCTCTTTCCCGCCGAGCAGGCGCGCATCGTGCAGCTGCTCGTGGAGCGCGTGGATGTCAGTCTCGATGGCGTTGACATTAGGCTGCGGACGGAGGGCCTGGGCCATCTGGTCGCCGATCTGCGTGCCGTCAGGCCAGACTTGAGAGCGGCGTGATGAGCGAAACGAGTGTTACAGGCGACAGTCGCACCGTCACAGTGCGCGTGCCGATTACGATTAGGCAGCGTGGGGGAAGGAAGCTGGTGCTGGCGCCCGATGGCGCCGAACTCACTCCCGCGCCTGTCACCCGCCACATCGACAATGCCATGGTCAAGGCGATCGCCCGAGCGTTCCGCTGGCGCGACATGCTGGAAAACGGCACGCATGCCACCATCGCGGAGATCGCCGCCGCCGAGAAAATCAACGAGACCTACGTCGGTCGCGTGCTGCGGCTGACCCTGTTGGCGCCGGAGCTCGTTGAGGCGATCCTGGAGGGACGGCAGCCCGCGGCTATCACTCTGGAAGTGTTGATGCGGCCGGCTCCGATCCAGTGGAACAGGCAAAGGGCGGAAATGCTTGAGGGTGCACCGAGCATGGTCCGGCGGCAGAAGGATCGCTTGGCCGAAACCGGCGCTCACAAGGGCAGTGTCAGATAAGCCACATCCGAAGAACATTTCCGATTTTCAGAGGGACATAACGCAATATCGATCGCTAATGGATTATTCTTGAAACGTCGCTCAAACTGATTCGGGTGTGGCGACCGCGTTCGGCGTCATCATGAAGTTGAAAATTTGCCCAATATGGGGAACTCATGCGTGCATGCAATCGGTATTGGCTCGATTATGACGCCGTAACTTTCGCAGTGTTGATTATTGGCATGAGTCTCGTTGAATGGCTGGCATTGGGCATTTGAAAGTCAGATGTCCTTTCACAAATGAAGGACATAGCAGTCGGCTTGCTACTTACGCCTATCCTTATCAGCCTGTTCAAAGCGCCGGCGCCGCGAGTTCCTGACTGACCTCCGCTATTCTCTTCCCCTTAATTGAAAAACGGCCAGTTCACCATGGCCGGCGAACAAAGTAAGTCGACCGGAGGCGCAGCATGTGCCGCGCCTCCGCTCCGCTGCTGTCTGCCTCCATCAGAGCACGAAATCCGATGCATGCAGCGAGGTATGCGCCGCCGTTACGTTCACGAAGATTTCGAAATCCGCGTGGGCATCGCCATTGAGATCGGCAGCGACGATGAAGCCGGTCCCCTCAGGGGTGCCATTGCTCGTGAAGGCCTCGGTGACCTCGCCGGCCACCCCGGTGAAGCCGCCATCATGGAAGCTCAGCGGCACGTGACCTGCAGTTTCGTTGACCAGACCATGGAGGTCGATTTTGTCCTGGCCGGGGGTGAAGTCGGTGATCCGATCGATGCTTTGCAGGAAATTGGGCCCAAGGGGCTGTGCGGGGCTGTCCGATGCGTGGCGGAACACGAAGGTGTCGTCGCCGGCTCCGCCGGTGAGGATGTCGCGACCACCGCCACCGTCCAGGATGTTGTTTCCCGAGTTGCCGATGAGCACGTCATCGTGGGCGCTCCCGGTTGCATTCTCGATACTGGTCAGATTGGCGGGGCGCAAATCCTGCAACCTCAGGAGTCCTCGGCCGCGCTTTTCTCAAGACCGGCATTCACTGCCGCAGTAGGAACCCGACAAAGCTAGTGTCCGCTACCCTGTTTGGTGCGGCCCACCTTGTTACCTCGGGAACAGCGCCTCTACCTCCAACCTGCGAAACCTCCTCGCGTCGATCTCGGCCGATGGTCGGTCGGACGCAACGCAGCGAAGGAGACCAGACTATGGGTGACTTCAAGCATGCAGAACTCGCACTGGCGAAGGAAGTCGCACAGGACGGGCTGCACATGAGCGCCAGCCCACTCCCGACATTCGTTTCAGCGGAGGCATGGCTGCAATGGCGACACGACAATGGTTCCGCCTCAAACTGGGTCGGTCACACGATCTCGGGTGACCTCAATGGGACGCAGTTCCTCGACCTGTCACACCACACGGACGGAGTGCGCAACCCATACCTCGGTGATCCGGACACATTGGATTTCACCGTCACGGCCGCTCACAACAACTTCAACATGACCATCGAAGGGTTTAATCCGCTGTTCTGGGACGCCAAGCCCTGGGACTCCCACATGCGCACTATCGCAGCTCCAAAGCGATCTCTTCCATGACCTGATCAAGTTCGAGTGGGATTCATCGACAGGCGTAACCAACGAGGCACAGGCCGCTGCCTCAGTGTCGGTCACGTGGTCCCCTCAGGACCATCCGCACGACGCGGTGATGAACATACACACCCCGTCGGGTGTGGAGGGGAGCATTACTTTGGTGGGACTTGCGGACGTGGCGCAGCACCAAATAAATGTCACCGGGTTTGCTGCAAATACCTTCGGCTGGATCGATCACACCTCGGCGGGCTACACCGTGGGCTGAGCCAAACTCAATCCGGGTCCGGCTACCTTAGGGCGGCGGGAGCTGTGGCTCCCGCCGCCCTCGTTTCCTATTCGAGCATTGGGGCTGGTCGGGGCGTGATCATCCGATCATCCTGAGCCTCGCCGATCTCATTTCGTCAGAATTTTGGCAGGTTGCCAAAATGATGTGCCGCTGAAGATCGGTGTGCCGAGCCTGGCGCAAATGCGCAAGAACCATGGTTCGGCCGCGTGGTGTAGCGGGCCGCGCTAAGCTGTTCATCAAGAAAGCGGGCACTACGTAATTGGCGCGGGGGGCCGCCCTGATAGTCGGCGGCGTTGCCCATGCGAGGGTAGGAGACTATTCGTTATCGGGCGCGAGCATTCATTGATCGCGTGTTCGATCGGTGACAAAGGACGGCCGACAACAGCCTCGCTCTATGGGAGCCCAATTTTATGAGGCAATTTTGGTGGGGGTTGGTGCTAATCGTGCTGTCACTGCAACAGGCATTTGCCTGGGGGCCGGAAGGTCACTCAATAGTGGCCGAGATTGCCCAACGCGAGATGCAACCATCGACGCGGAGCATGATCGACGCGCTGCTGAACCATGCAACGCTGGCCTCTGTCTCGAACTGGGCAGACGATGTGAAATTCACGACCCGGCCTGAGACCTACCCGTGGCACTTTGTTGATATTCCCCTTAATCACGACACCTTCTCGCCGGCCGATTGCCGAGACAAGCAGCGCCCTCAATACGGCGACGTATGCCTGATTACCGCGCTCGACTCTATCAAGACCGCACTGAGTTGCGGGACTGATGAAGCTACGAAGCGGGAAAACCTACGCTTGGTGGTGCACCTCATCGGTGATAGCACGCAGCCGCTGCACACGGTCGATGATTTCACTGGGGGCAACGGCCTCATGGTCAACGTGGGCTTCTGCGGGCTGAAGAATACGAACTGCCACCCGCCAACTAGCCTACGTTCGGTAAAATTCCATGAGCTTTGGGACCGAGGTCTTATAACGGAAACCGTCTGGTCGTGGGGAAGCTATGTCGATCGGCTTTATGATCGAGACGCTGGCTGGATGAACTCGGCGGCGGCGCGGCAACCGGACCCTGCCGGCGATGCCAGCATTGCGTGGATCAACGACACTCACTCCGTCGCTCAGAAGGTCTGGACTCAGCTGCTTCCAGCCAATCGCGTGATTGATCAACCTTACTACGATGCCGCGGTGCCGATTCTGGACCGCCAGCTCGGCATCGGCGGCTTGCGGCTCGCCCGCTATCTTGACGCAGTTTTTGCTCGTAAAGCCTGCCCCTCGCGGTAG